GGTTCAAACGTCTGGTCTTGATTGAATGTGGTTGTCCCGTTAATAGGGTTCCCAGTCTCCAACACGCCAGTGGAAAAGGTCTCTTCCTCTGACATACTGATGTCTGGCACTATAACATT